GGAATGGCGTTCATTATAACACAAATTCCCATAAAAGTCAAGCACATTCGTGTTATATAAGGATACAATAACATAAGGAAAGTATCAACAATTCGTGCTATAATAGGGGTAATTCGTTATAGTTAGTGTATTATGAGTTAGTAACAACAATTCGCCATAATAGGCAGACAATCTAATAACAATCCAGCCAGATCTTTGTAGTCTTATGTAACACTTAAGAACAGTCAATTATCGGGTGTTAAGTGTAAAGAATGTATGAGAAGCTACACAGTACTAAGTGTTAACAACTCATCAGGTCTTATATAACACACAGGGCAGTCAATCTGTTTAGATTCTTATTACATAAGCGGGCCTAATCCTGAAGAGTTCTTATTAATTAGTGGGGCCAATTTCATTCGTTCGTCTTATAATAAGGGCTGGGCTCCTGATGGCCTGAAATATATACATTTGCTGATAAATGTATATTATTCGTGCATTTTCGTGTATAATTATTATATACAAACAAGGCACTTTTACATTATGTACACTCTTAAGTTAACCGAAGCAGAATTAGAGACAATCGCTGCTGCTATGGAAGATTATAAGCATTATGATATGGAAGAGGACAGAGAGACAACAGAGGAATTATTTGGGGGTATCTCAGTTATCGAAAGATGTAATTCGATAAACAATAAGATCGTAGACGCTTATAAGAGATAAACAGCAACCTTATAAGGGGGTGGATCGGCAGTTATTTCGCCCCCTTATGTTTTTATGCCCTTGCCCCTTGCCGATTTAAAAACGACTAACTACCCTAACCTACAGAGGTGACAAAGAGTGAACTCAATATTGAAACTAATCGCAATTGTATCAGGTCTCAAATACATCGGAGTATTCAAAGCACTCAGATTCCTGTTTCTGATGACATTGCTAATTGTAATTCTTGTGTAGAAAAAAATATTCGGCCAGCAAAAAAGGGTTCAAAAGCCCTTTCAGATAAAAAATTTCCCACGGCCTCAGAGGTCGTCTAAGGTTCGCAAAGGATATATAAAAATAAATTACACAATAGGAAAATGAAAATCAGTGTAGATCATTACGAGAGAGACATAATCATGGAGACTCTTCAGTACCGCCTAGAACACGACGACCATCTGATACAAGAAATGACTCTCAAAGACAACTTAGAGGATCTTCTGTCTAAACTGGAAGAGGACGTATAACCGAACAGTGGATCCTTTATAGATAACGTAACTGTTGCATGATTTGAATTGTAATGGTATAATGTAAATGTAATTATTACTAAGTTATGGCAAAAGGATTTACTGTGAAGGCAGCTGTGCCCAAGCAAAAAAAGAAAGAGAATACGTTTGATATTGCAGAATGCAGACAATTGGTAAGAGGTAAGACGATTGTATTCTGTCTACCTGGTAGAGGAGTATCCTATCAGTTTCTGAAGAGTTTCGTAGCACTTTGCTTTGATCTGGTTCAGAACGGTGCAGCGATTCAGATATCACAAGACTACAGTAGTATGGTGAACTTCGCAAGATGTAAGTGTCTTGGTGCAAATGTACTACGAGGGCCTGATCAGAAGCCATGGGATGGGAATCTAAAATATGACTATCAGTTATGGATAGACAGCGATATCATGTTTGATACAGAGAAGTTCTACAGATTAATCGATAATGCAATTCCGAGAGAGGCAAGAACTTATGAGGATATCACACAACCAGTGAGAGAAGCAGATGGTACTGAGAAGAAAGATGAAGAAGGAAAGGTTGTCACACAGGTAGTTGGTAAGAACATCATTGTCGATGCAGAGAAGGAAAGAGAGATCGTTGCAGGTTGGTATTGTACAGAAGATGGGAGAACCACTTCAATTGCTCACTGGTTAGAGGAAGGTGACTTCCGTAAGAACGGTGGAGTCATGAATCATGAGACTCTCGAAACCATGAGTAAGAGAAAGAAGCCGTTCACTTGTGATTACACAGGATTCGGTTGGGTACTCATCAAGAATGGTGTGTTTGAGCATGCCGAAATGAAATACCCTTGGTTTGCACCGAAGATGCAAGTCTTCGAGTCTGGAGAGGTACAGGACATGTGTGGAGAGGACGTTTCATTCTGTCTAGACGCAATCGAGGCAGGATTTGATATCTGGTGCGATCCACAGATTCGGGTCGGACATGAGAAAACCAGAGTCATCTAGGAGGACACTATGCACGATCAGAATTCAATCGACCAATCTGAGTCACCTTCTCAGAAGTATCAGAGAGCATTAGACCTGTTTACAGAGTCGGTGCTGAAACCTGATCACAATCTTCGAGGGTGTGCTCATAATCAGGGGTGTTATGATCAGTTGATGGAAATCAGAGAGCATGTTCTTGAATACCTCAAGACTCTCAAGGAGGTCACACATCACGAAAATGCTGATGAGTCTGATATCATAGAGAGTGAGAAGTTGGAGAGTATTAAGAAATATCCCTCAAAGTGGCGGTAAAAAAATCGTCGTCAAAGTCAAAAAATCGTCGTTAAAGTTTAGGAATTATTAATTATGGCAATGAGATTCAGTATGGGTGATTCATTAATCGAAAGTCGCCCAAAAAAGACAAGACAAGGAAAAGGAAAGCATAGTAAGTACTCTGCTACGAGTCGTAACGGGGCAAAGAAGAGGTATAGGGGTCAAGGCAGATGAACTGCTGGCACTGTGGCACTGAATTGATCTGGGGTGCCGATTACGATATGGAAGATGTAAATGATGGAGAAGAGTCAGAGTACGACTTCTTTTCAACCTTTACTTGTCCAAAATGTCAATCTTACGTAGAAGTTTATCATCATAGTTAAATGGCTTGTTTAATTGCAAATTTACCCTCCTACGAGGTATGGGTAAGAAAAGAATATCTAACCGACCATAAAAGTGGTCATGGTGAGTTTGTAAAAGGAGTATGGGTATCTGCGAAGAGTATACCTGGTCGTGCCTTCTACTTCGAGACTTATCTTCCAGACTATGCTGCAATGTTTGATAAATTGCCAATCTCTGCGTTCACTACCGACCCTGAGACACCGAAACCAGACATGACCTTACATAATCTCCAGTTTTGGAATTGTATGGACTATGGGGTTGTTGCGGTACAGAAGCAGTTTATTGGTTCAATGCACTATGAAGTGCTTACAAGAGACTACGGAACGCAAACAGGCACATATATTTGCACTTTAGACAACTATCATCAAGATGTAGATGTCATAGACTACTCAACAAGTGAACAACCAGCTGAACATAAGAGTCATAACCTCTTAGAATTAGATAATGGGCAGTTTTGTCTCTATCCAAACAACAGAATGAGGATATATGACAATAGTATCACTCCTGAGACACCTAAGACTCCCGATTTTAAGGTTTCAACCGTGTATTATCAGGTAGAAAACGGTCATGATCGTGATGGATTGGGTTCAGAAGAGAATTATTTCTGGAAAACAGCTAAAGAACGTAAGGAAAACCCAGAATTGGGATAAATAAATCATTACGGAGACAAAAATGGTTATTAAAATGGACAAATCGCAAGAATTCATCAAAAGTGGTAAAAAACTGATTAGTGAATACGATGCTGATGCTTATTTTGAAGAAAAAGAGGAAGAAAAACCTCAATTTTTAAAGGAAGGCGAATAAATAAACGTAATATTAAAAACCCTTATAGATATATTAGGAAAAATATATCAAATTGAATGGTAGTTAAAATTTCTCGTGCATTTAAGGACATTAGTTTGTCATTTACGAAGCATCCTGTCACAAATGACGTGACTGTGCTGAAAAATGAAGATGCAATTAAGAAATCAGTGGTCAATTTATGCCGAACACGCATAAATGAGAGATTTTTTAACGACTTATTGGGTACATCAATCGAAGATTCGTTGTTTGAGACGAATTTGAATGACATTACATCATTTATAGAGAGAGAAATCACTGTTTTACTTAGTAATTATGAGCCAAGAATAAGACTAACTAGTGTTATTGTTGAATCTTTAGTTGATTCATACGAATTACAGATAAGAGTTGAGTATGAAATTACAGGATTACCATTTCCGACACAAAATATCGAATTTTTACTTCAACCGACTAGGATATAATGTCATTTACACAGTTTACCAACCTCGATTTTAATACTTTTAGGGCTCAGATTAAGGATTATTTGAGATCTAACTCAAATTTTACTGATTTTGACTTTGAAGGATCAAACTTTTCAATTTTAATTGATACTTTAGCATATAACTCTTACATAACTGCTTATAATACGAACATGGCAGTCAATGAATCTTTCATTGATAGTGCAACTCTACGTGAAAATGTCGTATCATTAGCAAGAAATATCGGTTATGTACCAAGATCTAAAAAATCAGCAGTTGCAACAATTAGTTTTAATGTCGATGTATCATCAATAAACGCACAGCAAGTCAAATTAAATGCTGGTTTAGTAGCATTAGGATCTGTACAGGGTGGAAATTATACATTTTCAATACCAGAAGACATTATAGTAACTCCAACCAGTAATGGAGTTGCGAGTTTTAACAATATTTCAATCTATGAGGGTAATTATCTAACTAAAACCTTCGTTGTAGACAGTTCACAAACAAATGAAAGGTATATTTTACCAAATGCAAACATTGATATCTCCTCAATTCGTGTTGAAGTCAGTGATAAGGATGGTATTTTAACATATAATCCATATACAAATATTTTTGATGTTAATCCTGAATCTCGATTATTCTTAGTTCAAGAAGTTGATGATGAAAGATACCAAATCATGTTTGGTGATAATATTGTAGGTAAAAAGCCAGCAAATGGTGCAACAATTAAAGTCAGTTATATTGTCACTAATGGAGTGGAGGGTAATAATGCTGCTAATTTTACTTTTTCTGGTAGACTAGTGAGCAACTCAGGAGCATCAATTGTTAGTAATATATCGCTCTTAACAACCACACAATCGTCTGAAAATGGTGATGAGATAGAATCTATAGACAGTATCAAATATCTTGCTCCAAGGGTGTATGCATCGCAATACAGAGCAGTTACACCAAATGATTATAAGAGTTTAATACCATTTTTATACCCAAATATTGATTCTGTAAGTGCTTATGGTGGAGAAGAACTCGATCCACCTGAATTTGGAAAGGTTTACATCACTGTTAAACCAAAAAATGGTGAATTTTTATCTGCGGTAGCAAAAGATTCAATTAAAAGTGATTTAAAAAAATATACTGTAGCTGGAATCAAACAAGAATTTTTAGATTTAATGTATTTGTATGTTGAATTTGATTCAACTGTATCATATGACTCAGGATTTATTGCTGATAAATTAAACTTACAGACAAGAATATTATCTGCAGTTGAAACTTATTCAAAATCAGCAGATATTAACTCTTTTGGTGGAAGATTGAAGTATAGTAAGTTACTTTCTCAAATTGATAAGGTTGATACTGGAATAACCTCAAATATCACAACTCTTGTAATTCGAAGAAATATGATTCCTGCTTACAATTCAATCGCAACCTATGAAGTTTGTTATGGAAACAAGTTTCATGCTGATTTGGAAGGGTTTAATATTCGTTCCTCTGCTTTTAAAATTGATGCAGTTGATGGTGATGTATACATGACTGATTTCCCAAATGATGATCAACTCACTGGAGTTGTTAAGTTTTTTGTATTCGTTGATGGTGTGATAACTTATATCAATAATAATGCAGGAACTGTAAATTATACAAAAGGAGAAGTAAATTTATTTCCAGTAAATATTACCTCTACAACACTATCTAATCGAATTGAAATTGAGGCTACACCAGAATCTAATGATATCGTAGCAAAAGAGAACCTTTATATTGTGCTAGATACTACAGGAAATAGTAAATTAAACCTATTAGAGGATGTTCTTGTTTCTGGATCAAATATATCAGGAACAAACTACGCACCACCATCTAGTTTCATTAGTAACAAAAAATATATAAGATAACAGATGTCTGATAAAAAAGTCAAAATTTCAAATATTCTTGGTAGTCAAATACCAGATTTTATACAAGCAGATAATCCACTTTTTAAAGAGTTTTTAACTCAATACTATGAGTCTGAGGAACGTGAGTATGGGACAACATACTTAGCTGACCATATTTCATCTCTTAAGAAGATACCAACTGTTGCTGATATTTCTTTAGTTAAAAAACAAACAGTTAATGTTCCAGGCACTGCATCTCCAGAGTCACCAGTTCTTATATCTTCTTTTTTATATGCATATGATGATGTAATTAATGTAAATCAAACAACTGGATTTCCAGATAAGTATGGATTACTAAAAATTGATAATGAGATTATCACATATACTGGAAAAACTGCAACTTCATTTACTGGATGTATTCGTGGGTTTAGTGGTATATCTGAAATTGAAACTGTTTCAAATCCTGAGTTCTTAACTTTTAGTGACACAAATGCAGATGCACATGATGAAAATTCAACAGTAACTAACTTAAGTTTTCTTTTTGTAACTGAATTCTATAAAAAATTTAGAAAACACTTTTTGCCTGGTTTAGAAGGAAGAGATTTTTCCTATGGAATAAATGTAGAAAATATTTTATCGAGGGCAAGGGATTTTTATAGTTCAAAAGGAACAGATACTTCATTACAAATACTTTTTCAGGTATTATATGGTAAACAAATTGATGTTATTAAACCTTTTGATCAAACAATCATGCCATCAGAGGCTGAATATGATGTATCGGATAATATTATAGTTGAAGTTTTATTTGGAAATCCCTTAAATTTAGTTGGTGTTAAAATATATCAAGATTCCTTTACTAATCCAACTGCGAGTGGTGCAGTTTCAAATGTAAATACAAAATTTTTAGGAAATAAAAAATATTATGAAATATCTTTTTCAAAGGGAACAATAATAGATAAACTTAAAGTTTCTACAAAAACTAAAGTAATAGGAGCTGCTTCAACGACTGAAGTTTTAACAGTTGATTCTACTATTGGGTTTGGAGAAACTGGTAATTTTTATTATCCTAATGAGGATAATATTTACACATTGGCAGAATATACTTCTAAATCCAGTAATCAATTTTTTGGTTGCACTGGTGTTTCTAGACTTCTGACAGAATCTGAGTCAATCATAGATACTAATTTTGTCTATGGTTATGAAAATAATGATTTGACTAAAATATGCACGATGAGAATTGTAGGAACAATTTCTGGTGCATCTGATAATAAGGATTCAACTAAGTATTTTGATTTTGATGATTTAATTAGAGTCAAACATTTAGGTGAAAAATATGATGTATCTGATAAAAAATTTAATACTTGGTTTTATAATAATATATCATATGTTGATGCTTTGGGACATGTAGCTGATGGAGACACCATTAACGATTCTGCTGCAGATAGAACATTTACAACATCAACAGAGCATTTTTTAAAAATAGGTGATAGAGTAGATATATTTTTTAAAGAGTCAGGTGTTAAATTTAGAGAAAATTCAGAAGTTAGTGTAGTCAATAATGAAAAACAAATTCAAATAGACGGTGGTATTATAAACACTAAAATTATTAGCGGTGATTATGTAATTAAAAAAAGATTAAATTATACATCTTCAAATTTTGGAATCACTAATCTCCTTTCAAATATTCAAAATTCTTTTTCAGATAAAGATAAAAACACATACGTTTCTTTTTCTGGATATCCATCATTTGATACACAAACTACAAATAGATCACATGTATTTCAATCATCTGCGATTAATGCAAATACGATTACGATAAATGATCATAATTTTATAAATGGTGAGAAAGTATATCTATCTCTTTCTTTAGACTCTGGACTTAGTGAGGGATCAAGTGGTTATTACTATGTGAATGTTATTAATAATAATAATTTCAAATTATCCACAAGTTATCCAAACTTATATAATAGCGTTTTTGAAACAATTACATGGAGTGGAGTTGGATCTGGAGAACATACAATAACACCTGCATCATTATACATTGGCCAAAAATTAAGTAATCAAAATAATTTAAGAAGAATATATAAAAATCCACAAGTTTCAAAAAATAATTCAAGAATTATTGGTGCAATTGGTATTTCTTTAAATGGTGTGGAGTATCATTCACCAATTTCTAATGAATCTGTTTACTATGGACAAATTGATGAATTGCAAGTTACAAACTCTGGAGAAAATTTTGATGTTATAAATCCACCTACATTATTAATTACAGATAAAAATGGAACAAACTGTGAAACTATTGTTAATTTTTCTGGCCAACCAACAAAAGTAATTTTAAATAAATCAGGATTTGATTATTTAAATACTCCCTCAGTAAGAATAGTTGGAGGAAATGGCACTGGAGCTGTTTGCAAAGCAAAAATGAGGGGATTTAATTATAGTAGATCATATACTGATTTTAATGTAGATTTAACAACTAATAGAATTACTGGAGAACATAGATTTTCTGATGGTGAAGAAGTTAGATATATTGCAACTGGAACTCCCATAGGAATTACCACTGGAGTAAATGTGGGATTTAATACTGATAGATTGACATCAGGAACATCATACTTTATCGCAAAATATGATAATAATTCATTTGGTTTAGCAATTAATGAAGACAGAGCACTAACTAAAACAAATTTATTAGATTTATTTGATTTTGGAAATCAAGTTCATACTTTTGAATCTCAAAAGGTAAGAAATATAATTGACAGAATTGAAATAACAAATACTGGATCTTCCTACGATAATCATCGTGTAGAAATACCATCACAACTATATCCACCAATAAATTTAAAAGATGTGTTTAAAACATTTGTTGGTATAAACACTTTTAATGATTATGTTTATGCTAAAAATCATAATTTTAAAAACGGTGATATTGTAGATTATATTTGTAGTGGAACTGTTATATCTGGATTATCAACATCAATTCCTTATCAAATTACGGTAATTGATAATGATAAATTTAAATTAAGTAGTGCAGGAACAGCAACAACTATATCAAATACAAATTATGAAAGAAAAATATATGAAAAATTAAGTAGTATTGGAGTTGGAACCCATACATTTAAATATCCTAATATTCGAGTTGAAATTAATGGGCAAATTTCTGCAGGTACAACTTCTACAATTCCTGATTATTATAAAGCGTCAGCTGATGTTGAAGTAAGAGGGGGGTTAAAAAATATTTTTGTAAAAAATGGTGGTGTTGGATATGGAGTAACAAATATAGTAAATTATTTAAAAAAACCAAAAATATCTTTACTAACTGGAAAAAATGCGTTTTTAACACCTAATGTTGTAAATGGTAAAGTAGAGAGTGTTTCTATTGGAAACGGTGGTTCTGAATATACAAGTCCACCAATACTTGAAGTTGTGGAAGTTGGTAAAGCAATTGGAACTATTGGTGCAGTTGCTGAATTAAAAGCAGTCGTATCTGACGGAAAAATAACTGATGTTAAGATAATTAAAAAAGGAAGTAAATATAATCCAAACAACACAATAATAAGAATTACACCATCAGGATCTAAATCAATCATAACAACTAAAATTCATGAATGGAAAATAAATGCAGTAGAGAGATATGATCATGTTTTAACAGAAAATAATTCTCAATTTGTTCAAATAAATTCAGAATCATTAGACTACAATAATAAAATTTGTTCTTTTTATCCTGTTAAAAAATATCGTCGTTTACTCAGAGATAATATTGATTCCAATTTAATAGAATTTGTAGATGATCACTCAAAAATAGTTGGATGGGCATATGATGGTAATCCAATTTATGGGCCAGTTGGTGTTAACACTTCTGGAATTACCACATATATGCAATCTAGTTATCAACTTGATATTATCGCAGATTCTGGTTTAAGACCATCAACTTATCAAAATGGATATTTCATTCAGGATTATGTTTATAAAGGAAATGGTGATTTGGATGAGTTTAACGGAACATTTTTAATAAATTCAGATTTCCCAGAGGGAACTTATGCTTATTTTTCAACTTTGAACAATACTAGTAAAAATCCATCTTTCCCTTACATTTCATTCCAACATCGTAATGCCACTGATAATTTTAATTATAATTTAAACAGTAAACAAATAGATAAAGTAATTAATAGTGGAGAATATAAAAGAAATGTAACTCATTTAGGTTTGAATGATGAGTTTAGAAGATATCCTGTTCTTAATGATTCTCTTGAATCAAAGGCATTAGTCAAAATTGATGGGGTAAAAGACTCAAGAATTACAAAAGTTAGCGTTGATGGATCTGGAACTGGATATAAAGTTAATGATAGAATTATTTTTAACGATCCTTCTATAACATCTAGTGTAGATCAAGTTATTGGTAAAAAAATTGTATCTGTAGGAACCACTAATACAATTATCAATAATTTAATATTTTCAGTTCTTGATGATCAAGTAACAGGTTTTTCTACAATTCCACATGGACTATCTGCAGGAGATATTGTTGAAATATCTGGAATATCATCAACCCTTTACAAAAATATAGAGGGAGTACAAACTATTGGTGTAACAACAACTACTGCCAGTTTATCTCAAGCTATCGGAAATGCAGCTACAACTGGAATTACAACATTTATAAGTCTTAGTTCTCCAACCTTAAATAGAAAATTTGAAGTTGATGATGTTTTCCAAATTGGATCAGAGCAATTCCTTGTAATAGATCATGATGATGTTAACAACAAATATAGAGTTAGAAGAGGTTATAATTCTTCAGGAAATACTACTCATAGTGCTGGAACAATAGTTAATAAATTAGAAACAAAATTTACATATCCAATATCAAAAAAAGTAGAAAATATTAATGTTCAATTTCCTAAAATTGAATATTTTGAAGGAACAAGTTCAATCGGAATTGGAACAAGTGTATCGAATGTCATTGTTGGACAAGTAGGAATAACATCCATTTATAAATCAATTCCTGCAAAGGCAATTTACTTACCAAATCACAAATTTCAAAATGGAGATGAAGTAAAACTAATTTCTATTGGATCAACCATTAATGCAACTAGAAATGCAGATTTATCTAATCCATTTGATTTATCAAGCTTTGATAAACTTTTCTGCACTAGATTCAATTCAGAATTTATTGGTTTAGCTACTGAAAAAACAGGAATAGGAACTTTAGGTATAAGTACAACATCACAGAATGTATTTTTTAAAGAGGTTTTGACCACAGGTGGTGATGATAATAAACTTGAATTACTTACTAATAACGTATTTGGATCTTTAAGAAAAGTCAATGGAACTGTTACTGTTGCAACATCTGCAACTACAGGTCAACACCATGCATTATCCGTTGGGGATGAGTTTGAGTTACATTTAACAACTAATAAAACACAAACATTCAATTTAAAATATAACGAAAGTATTCAAAAATTAGTTGTTAATCCTTTATCTTTCATAGATTCGGCAATTGGAATAGGGACAACCATGTCAACTATAACAATTAATGATCATGATTTTCAAACAGGAGATTTGGTTGTTTATAATTCAACAACACCAGCAGATCCTTTAGTTAATGATGGAGTTTACTATGTAATTAAAGAATCTAGAGATACCATAAGATTAGCAGAAAATGCTTATGATTTATCAATATTTCCATATAATTATATTGGAATTGGAACAACTGGAGGAACCAATCATGAAATATCAAAAATTAATCCAAAATTATCTTTCTATAAAAACAATACAGTAGAACTTGTAACCACCGATTCAAGTTTAGATGATTTTAGTATAGAATTTTATGAAGATAAAAATTTAAAATCAAAATACAATAGTAATTTAATTACTAAAACTAGTGATAAAATTACCATATCTGTAACTGATTTATTAGCACAAGAGTTTTTCTATAAGATTGAAGGTAAAAAAACTAATTTACATAAAACTTTATCTTTCCCTGTAGATGAAAGAGTTCCAAATCATTCGCAAATAGTATTAGTTGAATCTAAATTTAATGATAAATTTAAAGTCGTAGGAATTAGTTCTGACACATTTAAATTTAATGCCACTGGTATTGCTGAAACCACTTCCTACACTTCTACAGGCCTTTCAACATCATTCTATTCAACATCATCAATTAATGAAATTGGAGGAATACATTCTGTAAATGTTTTAAATAAAGGATTTAATGTTAGAAAATTACCACTAATAACCTCAATAGGAACAACTGATGGTTTAAATTCTGTTTTAACTGTAGAAGCAGATGATATCGGAAAAATAGAAAGTACTCAAGTTATTAATCAAGGTTTAGAATTTTCTCCTGATAACACTTTAAAACCAAAAGCAGATAGTAATGTGCTTCTAAAATTAAAAAATGTATTAACTTTAGATAGTATTGGAATTACTTCAGGTGGAGTTAATTATACAAATCCACCAAGCGTATTAGTGATTGGAAAACCAAATATACTTGCACAAACAACTATAAGTGGAACTTCAGTTAATAGTGTTAAAATTTTAACAAATGACAGTGGATTATCTGAGGACGTTAGAATTATTCCAATTACAAATTCAAATGGAGTTGTTGTAACTGGTGCTGATACAGATGCTCTTGGAACCGTAACTCTATCATTAAGGGCACCAAATCCAGAGTCTGGTTCTGAAAGTGGATTCTATAATTCAGGTGGTGATTTTCCATTCGCAGTAAATGATGAAATATTTGTTGAAAATATTAAAACTACGGATAATCCGAATGGTGGATATAATTCAAGTGATTATAATTACACCTATTTTAAAGTAACTGGAATCGGAACTACAGGTGGTGGAGAAACAGTTAGTTATTCATTAGTTGGCCTTGGATCAACTGGTGGAACATATCAGGAAGATAATAATTTTGGTAGAGTTATAAAAAAAGATAACTTAGCGGTGTTTAAAGCAATTTTCAAAGAAACAGTATTTAGTGATGATGAAATAGTTAGAGTAGACGGTAAAAATGTTTCGGGAATAGTGGCTAGAAATGGTTGGGATCCAATTTCAGAAACTTTAAAAGTATTCAGCACTAATGGTGATTTTTCACCAAATGATAAGATAGTAGGATCTATAAGCAATAATAAAGGAACTGTAACGGAACAATTTAAATTTGATTTTGATTTGGATGTGGATAGTTTGGCTAATATTAATAATAGTTGGAAAACAAATATTGGAAAATTAAATTCTGACATCCAAAAACTTCATGACAATCATTATTATCAAAGATTTTCTTATTCAATTAAAGGAGAAGTTCCATATAACACATGGAAAGATGCTGTTAATAGTTTAGATCATGTTGCAGGATTTAAAAACTTTTCTAATTTAGGTATTAGTACAGTAGGAATACAAACTATAAAATCAGATTCTGAAGTTGTTTTAAATGTAGACGTTGATCAAGAAGCGTCAGTGAATGAGAGATATTATTATGATATGGCTTCTGAGGATACTAATGATCCAGAATTATCAAAATTGATTGTATTAAAATCTAAAATTATAACTGACTATAACGAATCAAGAACAAATAAAGTACTTTTAATAGATGATATAAGTTCACAATTTACTGGAATTGTAACATCAATTGGTGGTGGTGTAATTGGTACAACTAGTTTTAATGTCTTTGCAGATGGAAATTCATTATTTCATAGAGAATTTAATCCATCCACGGGAGTATCAACTGTAACACACAAAATAAATCTTCCAAAACATAATTTTAATACTGGTGAAGAGTTAGTATATAAACCACACACTGGACAATCTCCCATTGGAATTGCAAATACATCTGATGTTAACGCTGGTGTGGCTGCAACAACATTATTACCATCAACTGTTTTTGTAATAAGAGAAGATCCAGATATTATTAAAGTTGCAATTTCTGCTACTTTTGCATCTGCTGGAATCGCAGTATCATTTACTAACGTAGTTGGAATAGCAAATACTAACATTCTTTCAGTTCCCTCAGAAAATGCCACTATCCGATCCTTAATAACTGTTGATAATATAATTCAAAGTCCCATTGGCATTACAACTGCCATATCTGTAGGATTAACTACTGAAGTGGGTATATCAACCACAATTCTATTTTTGAATGACACTTCAGAAATTTCAGGTAAGTCATTATTAAAAATAGAAGATGAAATAATTAAAGTGTCTATTGTTGGTCTTGGAACAACTACTCTAAACGTTGAAAGAGGTCAAATGGGAACTGTTGCAGTAGCACATACAGTGGGTGCAGCAGTGACAGTGGTTAAAGGTGATTACAGAATAAATGAAGGAAGAATATATTTTTCTGAAGCACCTTATGGGCCAGCTGGGATTGGTACTCTTACGACTAAATCTACATTTAGTGGTAGAGCATACTACAGGTTAACTTATGATACTAATAAAATTATTGATGATATATCAGATAGATTTGATGGATCTACCGATCAATTTAAGATGACAACAAATGGAAATGAATTGTTAGGAATTTCTAGTAGTTTTGGTGCAGTATTAATCAATAATATATTCCAAAAACCTTTTTTTGGAGATGTCGGTGACATTAACAAATCTGATTATCAAATAATTGGAGCAGGAAGTTCGATTGATTTTACAGGAACATCAGCAAATAAAGATTTACCTAGAGGAGGAATTATTAATGAATTTGATGTAGGAATTGGCTCTGGATATCAAGTTCCCAAAAAAGCAATACTAACTGCTGTGGTTTCAGCAGGTGGAACAATACAATCTGTAGGAATAGCTAGTGGTGGTGCTGGTTACTTGTCCAATCCTTTGGTATCAGTGAGTTCTACAACTGGAGTTGGTGCTGCAATATCCGCATTTGTAACTGCTGGCATAGTTACATCTGTCACAATTACAAATCCTGGTTCAGGTTATGCACAAGGTGGAATTTCAACTGGAATAAATTTTGTAACAACTGAACTTCCAAGTCCTTATAAAAATATTCCATTGTCTGGTGGAAATGGATCTGGTGCAACGATGGATGTGGTTGTTGGGACTGGTGGAAGTATACTATCATTTGACATAGCAGATCGTGGTGTAGGTTATGAAATAGGAGATAATTTGCAGTTAACTACACTACCATTCCAAGTAGGAATTGGAACAAGTGCGTTTAATATAACTGTAAAAAATAAATTCCAAGATAAATTCGCAGGATGGTGTTTTGGCCAATTATTAGAACTTGATGATTTTAGTATTCAGTTTAATGGATCTAGAAAATCATTTTTAATAACTCGTACAATTAAAGATAAAGAATACTATAGTATAGTTGCTCAAGAAGGATCAGGAATTATTCTACAAAATAATCTCTTGATATTCATTAATGATATTTTACAGAGACCAGGTCTTGATTATGAATTTGAAGGTGGAACTAGAATAACATTTAAAGAACCACCAAAACCAGGTAGTTTATTTAAAATGTATTTTTATACTGGTTCTACGTCCGACTTTGTTGAGGTAGATGTTGACGAAACAATAAAACCAGGTGACGAATTAAGATTACACTATTTTAATCAAAGTAATGTAAATTCTAGTATTTCTTCTGGAATTAGAACTGAATCCGTAATCACATTAGAAAAAAAATCTGAGCAAGATAATAGAGTGGTTTATGAATTAATAGCAGCAGATACAGTGGAAACCACAACATATTCTGGAGTTGGTATATCTACTAATGCTGATTTTGCTCGACCAATGATGTGGAGAAAACAAACACAAGATTTAATAATAGATGGAGTAAGCATATCAAAAGAGAGAAATTACTTAGAACCTGATATAGTACCAACAAGTGGAATAATTAAATCGATTTCACCAACTGATAGTAAAATTTATGTCAAAGACTCTTGGATGTTTAAAAAAGTTGATGACTTAGGACAAACTCTGAATAATATAAACATAGTTGGTTTGGGAACAACTGCTGTTGTTGAGACAATCGAGAAAGTCACATATGAAGGTGATTATGGAGTTGTCGTTGGAATTGGAACTAGTCTTGTAGGTATTAATACAACTGGGCCTGCACTATTCTTTGAAATTGTACCACATGAAAACATATATGATCCAGACGGTATACCAAATGGTTCTGAACAGGATAAAAGATCCAAATCTGGTATTTCTACTGGTGATTATTTTGTAATTGAAAATACATTTATAGGAAATGGAATTACTGGAATAAAAACTACATCTTCAGGCCCAGAAACTGTAGGTGTTGGAAATAGTTTCTTAAATAATGTTTATTTTGCTGAAGATTATGTTTCTGTTGGATCTTCTATGATAAGAGTTTTCGCAAATGTTAATTCGATTGCAGGTATAGATACAACAACACTAACAACTAAAGTTAAATATGGAACTTATAGTTGGGGTTCAATTAATGTATCTAGAAGTGCTAATTCAAAATCATTTACTTTCCACAATCAAAATGGAGTTGTTGGAATTGAGACCTCAGCTCAAGTGATAAGAACTATACCAATCAAAACTTCTTATACATAACAGGTATAAATAATCAAAAATGTAAGTATCAATGCCCGCAATAATCACTGACCAATATCGTATATTAAACGCAGAAACTTTTATAGACAGTTTTGTAGGTATTGGCACGACTGGAAATAACAACTATTATACTTTTTTAGCACATCCAAATCCTAAGAATGTCGGAGTTAAAAATTATGGATTTGCAGACTGGGGAAGTCCTGTTCCAAATCCTGTAGATTCATTTTCTCAAGAAAGTTTTTATTATGACAGTATGCTTTTCTTAAAAAAAGTGACTTCAGATGATGTTAGAAGAGTTATACCTAGATTAAATTGGCAAACAGGAACGATATATGACATGTATAGAAATAATTATTCTGGAAAGAATGATTATATTGATCAAAATTTAACACCTCAAACTAAATCAACAAGTTTATATTCATCAAATTACTATGTGGTAACATCAGAATTTAAAGTATATCTTTGTATTAATAATGGATCAGACCCAGATAATCCAGACGGAAAAAAATCAATAGCTGAACCAACTCATACAAATACTGCACCTCAAGATGCTGGAGATGGGTCAGATGGGTATAAGTGGAAATACTTGTATAGTATATCACCATCAGATATTGTCAAATTTGTAACAGAAAAATATGTGCCTCTTCCTAAAAAATGGGGAGATACAACTAATGAAAATATCAAAAACGCAGCTGTAGACGGAGAAATTCAAACTGTAATAATTAAAAATGGTGGAACTGGTATTTCTGTAGGAACTACCGATTCTGGAACAGTTTCTCAAATACCAATTAGTGGAGATGGAACTGGTGGATCTGCAACTGTTGATATTCAAGGGGGAACAGTACAGTCAATATCAATTGTTGGTGGATCTAATTATACTTACGGACACGTTAGATTTATAACAGGTGATTACACTGATGGTGCTGGAAATAATGTTGTTCTTGGAGTTCCTGCTTCAAGTGTAGATCAACCAAAATTTGAAGTTGTAATACCACCAAAAGGAGGTCATGGTGCTGATATATATCGTGAATTGGGTGGATTCAGAGTTATGTTATATTCAAAATTTGATAATAACGTTGATGATTCTCCAGATTATGCTGTTGGTGTTGACTTTTCTCGTGTCGGTATAGTTAAAAATCCTCTTGAAAAGAATGGAACCACCCTTCTAAATAGTACGACTGCCACAAATCTTAAGGCTTTAGCATTAACTTCCAATGGTGTAGCTGGAGTAACTACAACTTCTGCAGTTACTTATTCAGTCGATAGTTTAATTAAACAAACAATTTCGACTGCGGGAATTGGATCTACAGCTGTAGGATATGTTGCTTCTTGGAATCCAGACACTGGCATTTTAAAATACTATCAACCAGTTGGTTTTTCAACACTATCGGCTTATTCATACAAACAACTTGATTTTGTTGGAACAAGCACTGCTCCGATAGTTAATGCTGGTACCTCAGGAAATTTAAAGATAGATAGTTCTTTTAACAATGATTCAATTCAGATTGCAAGTGGAACAAAAATTTCTTTAGGTCAAACATTTGTTTCTGGAAAAGCAAATGCAGATGTTAAAAAATACTCTGGTGAAATAATCTATATTGATAATAGATCACCAGTAACAAGATCATCTTCACAAAAAGAAGAAGTCAAAATAGTCATAGAGTTCTAAAAAGATGCCACAAAATACTAATTTAAACGTTTCTCCTTACTTCGATGATTTTGTTGATAGTAAAAACTATCAAAAAGTTCTATTTAAACCAGGATTTCCAGTTCAAGCAAGAGAATTAACTACACTACAGTCAATTCTTCAAAATCAGATTGAAAAATTTGGACAACACTTCTTTAAAGAAGGTTCAATGATAATTCCTGGTGGAACTTCTTATGATTCTGAGTACCATGCAGTAAAAATAGATCCAAATTTTTTAAATATTCCAGTTAGTAGTTACACAAAAGTTTTAGTAGATAATAATATAAAGATAAAGGGAGAGACATCTGGTGTTGAAGCTACTGTAGTTAATAGAATACTATCTTCAGAATCAATTGATGGGTTTGATACTTTATACGTAAAGTATACAAAATCAGGAACAGATGGGGAAACTAAAGTTTTTCTAGATGGAGAAAATTTAATAACACTTTCAGATATAAGTTATCTCAATACAAGTATTACAGCAAATGGTCAATTTGCAAGGACTATTGTATCTAATTCAACATCTATTGGATCTGCATTTTCTGTGAGTGAAGGTGTTTATTTTATTCGTGGATTTTTTGTAAAAAATGTCTCCTCAACAGTCATATTAGATCAATATGCAAATACTCCTAGTTATAGAGTTGGATTTTTATTAAAAGAAGAAACATTAGGGCCTTCATCTGTTAATTCTGATTTGTATGATAACGCAAAAGGATTTTCAAATGAGGCTGCACCTGGAGCAGATAGATTTAAATTATCAGTAGTTTTACATAGAAAACTTTTAACAGATACGAATGATAGTGATTTTGTTGAATTGTTAAGAGTAGAAAATGGTGTAGTAAAGGAAATAGTAACTAAAACTGATTATAATATTTTTGCAGATGAATTAGCAAGACGAACATATGATGAATCTGGAGATTATTATATCAAACCTTTTTCTATTGATGTTAGAGAATCTTTAAATGACAGAATTGGTAATAGAGGAATATATTTTGATACTCAACAGACTCAAAATGGAAATGCACCAGCAGACGATATAATCAGTTTACAAGTTTCTTCAGGAAAGGCATATGTCAGAGGTTACGAGATAGATAAAATATCCACAACATCGATTGATGTTTTAAAACCAAGAACAACTAAATTGGTTGAAAATCAGAGTGTTCCAATAAGAATGGGTAAATCTGTAGAAATTACTAATGTAGTTGGTTCACCAGAAATTGATTTTTCAAATAATACTACTAAACAAGTTTCTTTTTTACGTAATCGATTAACTAATCTAAAAGCTGCTCAAGTTGGAGCATTTGATGTAGATGATAGAGTAGGAACTGCAAAAGTTTATGATTATAAACAAAAAACTACATCAGGAATAGCAGTTACGACTTATAATTTATCACTTTACGATGTTCAACTTTATACACGTCTTACTATTTCAAAAAATATTGACGCTAGTTATGGTTCTTATACTCGTGTAGAGGGGAAGTATAGTGGTGCAGTTGGATATTCAGTATCTACAATAACTAATACAACTGTAATTGTTCTTACTGATGTTACAGGTCAATTTCAACTTAATGAACCATTAATTATTAATGGTATTACTGAAGGTAATAGTGTAACTGCAATAGAGGATAATACTTTTGAGGACATTAAAGCAGTTCATAGTTTTGATGGATTAGGAGCTGGTAGTACGACATTTGCTGCAAATACAGTTTTAAGCACCACAAAAAAAGCATTTCCTGAAAGTATTGAATTTACTATAAGTGGTGGTAACACGCTAAAGTCTCCTCAAATCGCTGATTTTAGAAGTCAAATAAAGGTTGGTGATATCATCATATATGGAACAGCAGGTGAAACTGATCCTACATTTAACAAAGTAACATCAGTTGTACAAAATCAAGTAGGTCTTGCAGCAGTTGCAGATGTAACTGATGTCTGTGATGGTAGTGTAAACAATGGCACAATATCTGGTTTGAATGTTGTAATTCCAACTTTAAATGAAACAGATGATCCTGGTTTTAGAGTTAAATTGGCAGACAAATATATCTCATCAATGAATGTTTTAGATAGTTCTTACATTATTAGAAAAAAAATAAGTAAAACTTTTACTGACAATTCAGTTCAATTTAATATTAGTGACATTACAACTGGTGACACTTCCAATCTTTTCTTTGAACCTTTTAGTACATCAAACTATGTATTAGAACTTGATAATACTGTTGAAAAACTATTAGATCCGATGGTAAGTGTTGATTCAGGATTAAAGCAAGTTACAATTTCTGGTTTGTCTGGGCCTGCTACTAGTAGAACTGCAAAACTTATAGTGGCAGTCAGAAGAAGTAAATTAGCATCAAAAGAAAAATCACTCACAAGATGTAGTAATTTAATTGTAGATAGATCAGAATCAGTTGGCTCTGGAACAACTATTGATGGATTAACTACAAGTACAGTTTATGGAACAAGAGTTCAAGATAAGGAATTATCATTAGACGTTCCAGAAGTAACTCGTGTTTTAGCAGTTCTTGAATCAAATGATAACAACTCTCCAGATTTACCATTAATTGGTGTTACAAATCAGAGTGATACCTTTACTGATAATGTCGTCGTTGGTGAGCAGTTTATTGGAGGGACATCAGGTGCAGTTGCTCGTGTAGTGGTGGTACAAGCAACTCAGTTGTCTTTTGTTTATGAAAACGAAAATACATTCGAAATAGGAGAAAACATCTCTCTGAAGACCTCTGGAATCTTTGCTACAATAACTGGAATAACACCTGGTGATAGAAATATACTTAAAAATTATGATCTAGATAATGGTCAGAGAGAAGAATTTTGTGATTATTCGAGACTCATGAGAAAGGTTGATTCAGAAAAACCAACTCGTAGACTAAGAATTATATTCGACCACCTTGTTAATAATGAAACATCAGGAAATGTAGAGACAGTAAACAGTTACAATACTCTTGATTATTCAAAAGATATACCATATGTGTTTGATAGTTGGGCCTCAGATTATCTTGATTTTAGACCAAGGGTTGCACCATTTAATAGATCTGGTAGTTCTGCTTCACCATTTGTAAATGCGTCTAGAAATTTTGCATTATCTAATTCTGATAATGTGGTTTCAGGTAAAACGGTTGTTGTTGATTATTCTTATTATCAAGGAAGAGTAGATAGACTATATTTAACAAAGGATGGTCTTTTTGATGTAAAAGAGGGTAAACCATCAAGAATTCCAAAGGCACCAGTGCATAATCAAGGTGCTTTTCAGGTGGCAACAATTAAATATCCTCCCTATGTTCGCCATGCTTCTGAAGTGCTAACAAAAAAAGTTCCTCATAAAAGATATACTATGAGGGATATTGGTGGTTTAGAGAATAGAATTAAAAATTTAGAAAATTATACAACACTATCTTTACTCGAAACTGATACTAAAAATTTATCAATAAAAGATCCAAATACTGGATTAGATAAATTTAAATCTGGTTTCTTTGTTGATAACTTTAGAAATCATAGTTCTCACAATTTAATTGGTGAGTCTAAATTTGATATCGATATTGATAATAGTGAATGTAGACCAAGATCAACAGAAAGAAATGTTGGATTAATATTTGAAACTGTTACTACTCAATCAAATCCTACAACCACAGACTACAATTTTGTTAATGATTTTTCTGATTCTAATATTACTAGAGGCGGTGCTGCGTTAACTTTAAATTACACTGAATCACTATTCATAGATCAACCAAATGCAACTAGAGTAGAAAATCTTAATCCATTTCTTGTCGATGTATTTGTTGGATCAATTGAACTACTTCCAAGTTCTGATTTTTGGATTGAAGAAATTCCTTTAGCTCCTCAAAATATTGAAATTGATAATGCTTTTGATGCAATATCACAATTACTCGGAGTAGAAGATCGTGAAAATGGTGGAATGGCATCTAGTTTCTGGAACTCTCATGAAACTACTTGGAATGGACGAGATAGTGCGACTTTAATTAATGAAAATATTATAGACAGTCGTGTTACTAACAGAGATGTTGATGTGAATAGAGTAAGAGATACAAGAGCATGGGAAATAACTACAACCACTACTACTGATATACAAAATACAATTAGACAAACTTTTGAAGAAACAGGTATAGAAAGAGAGTTTAATTTTGAACTATCAGCTGGTCAAGAAGTTATTGATTTAGGAACTAAAGTTGTAGGTATTGATGTTCTTTATAATGTAAGATCTAGAAATATTCAAGTGTTTGCTAAAAAAGTAAAACCAAATACAAGATATTATGTATTCATGGAAAATACAGATTTAACTCCATATGCAGTTCCTAAGTATCTTCCAATCACAATGAATAGAGGAACTTTTGCAATTAATGATATAGTTGAAAGTTCAAATAGCGAAACCTCTGGAAATGCTAGTATCAAATTTAGAGTTGCATCACCAAATCATAAGTCAGGGCCATATAATAATCCAAATGATCTTGTAACTATTTTGCCTTTTCCAAATATAACAGTTCCTACCGCATATTCAAGTACAAGTGAAATATTAAATATTGATACTGCTGATTTATCTTTAGAAAATAATATCGATAATATTGGATGGGCCAGAAAAGGAATGCAACTAGTCAATTCAGCAGGAACAGCAGAAGCAACTGTTGGTGATTTAGCATTATTCAGTGATAGTAAAGGTGATCTAATATTTTCATTACATATTCCCGATCCAAAAATTTCAGGCAATCCTTTATTTACTACTGGTAATAATACTATAAGAGTAACAACAAGCCAGACTAATGCTTCTATATTAGATCCTGGTTCAAGTTCTGCAGAAACAGAGTATTTTGCAAGTGGATATCAAACAAACACGCAAGAACAAACATTATCAATTAAGACACCTCAAATTGAAAGAGTAGAAGTTGCAAGTGAAGAAGTAACAAGAACATTTAATCGAGAAAGAACTGAAAACATAACTACAGTGGATGTTGATGTTCGAAGAAGAAGAATAAGAAGAGACCCATTGGCACAATCATTCTTAGTTTATCCAAATGTATATCCAAATGGTATCTTTATTACTAGTGGTGAAGTATTTTTCAAAACTAAAGATGATGAAATTCCAGTAAGTGTTCAGATTAGAACAATGAGAGATGGAATACCAACTCAAACTATTGTTCCTTTTGGTGAAACTGTAATAAATTCAGAGGATATAAATCTATCTGAAGATGGTAGTGCTGCAACCACATTTACTTTCAAATCACCAGTTTATCTTCAAAGTGGGTATGAGTATTGTATAGTATTAATGGCACCACATACATTGAATTACCTAGCGTTCATTAACAGAATGGGTGAAAGTGATTTAATTACTCAAGGATTAAACAGTACTCAACCAACTTTAGGTTCATTGTTTAAATCACAAAATAATAGTACTTGGACACCAAGTCAATATGAAGATCTTAAGTTCAAACTTAATAAAGCAGATTTTGTAACAAACTCACCATCAAGTGTCTTACTTTATAACAGTGAATTGCCTCTAGGTAAAATTAAAAAAGTTAATCCAGTTGTTGGATTTTCAAAAAGAGTTAATGTCAAACTAGGAATAGCAACTGAAATGACTCTTACACCAGGTGATGAGATTCAACAAACAGTTAGTGGAGTAGTTCATACGGGAAGAATATTTAAAACTGGTGGGCCAATAAAAACAGGAACCAGTAAGTTAACTATAATATCAAATACTGGTATCGGATTGACAGATGGAGCATTTACTGGTATTGGATTTACATCATTAACTGGAGATGGTTCAGGTTTAACTGCAAATGTGACAGTTGCTAGTAATGCGGTAACTGCTGGTAATGTTAATATTCAGAGTGGTGGATCAGGATATGCACCTGGTGACTTGTTACTTATGAACTCACTTGGTGCAACTGGATCTGGAGTCAGGGCAGTTGTTACATCTCATGTATCAATTGGTGGAACAGATTTAATTATTTTAGATGAAGTTAGCAATGATTTTGTTGCAACCACAGATATGGTTCATTTTACCCAAAGTGGATCACAAACAACTTTATTAAACGGTGAGATTACTTCGGTTAATCCAGATCCTATAAGAGATGGATATACTCTTAAATTTGATCATAAAAATCATGGAATGCATGCAAATACAAACAAAGTTAAAGTTTCAAACTTCCATCCAGATGGAGCTCCAACAACTCTATCCCAGAATATAGATGATGATAGTACTCAAATAACTGTCACATCTGGAACTAGTTTTGAAACATTTGAAGGTAAAACAGTTAGTGTATCTTTTCCTGGTTATATTTTAATTGACAAAGAAATAATAGAATATAGAGGTGTTTCTGGAAATATTTTAACAAATATTACTAGAAGTATTGATTCTAGTTTAAAATCAAATCACAGTGCAACAACTTCAGTATTTAAATATGAATTTAATGGTGTTTCATTACTTAAAATCAATAAAGAACATGACATTGATCCTAGAGAAAAAACATTTGATAGTTATTTTGTAAAAGTTTCTACTGCATCAACAGAACCAACGTTTAATACAACAAAAACAGGTGGTGGCAGTGCAGTTCATGTATCCCAAAATATTCCTTTTGAAGTAATTGACCCACAAATTACCTCAATTACACCTACTGGAACAAATGTATCTGCTAGAATTAAAACAACATCTGGAACAAGTTTAAGTGGAAATGAAGCATCATTTGTCGATGCTGGTTATGAAAATGTCGCATTGAATAAATTGAATTATCTTGATAGTCCTAGAATCATAGCTTCAAAAACTAATGAATACAATATACTTAGTAACGAAAAATCATTTGCTTTAGAGTTAACACTCACAACTAACAATTCAGATGTATCACCAGTAATTGATTTAGAAAATCCAAATGCTATCTTGATAAGTAATCTTGTTGATGATAAAGTTGATGATTTTGAAACTGCTAGTGGGCCAAAAATTCCTGGTTATGATCCTAATACTGCAATATATGAAACAAGAATGATTAATTTAGAATTTGTTTCTAATTCATTGTTTGTTCAATTTGATGGGCATAGAGAAGCAGAAGGAGATATTCGAGTATTCTACAAATTAATAAGAAGTGATGGTGATGATACTCATGCAACTTATATTCCATTCAATAGTAACGGATTACCAGACAAAGTTATAAATCCAAACAAAAATAGTAATGCCTTTAGTGAGTATAAGTTTACTGCTGAAAATACTCCACAATTTAATGGATTTATGATTAAAGTCGTCATGACATCAACCAGTCAGGCAAAACCACCTAGAATTAAAAACTTTAGATCAATTGCTCTTAGGTCATTTGAGATTGAATAATGGAGAAATATTTAAAAGTTAAATCTGATGTTTCTCTTGTAAGAGATATGGATTCTCATGCAATTGTTAATCAAAATAAAAGTGAATATGATAAATTTATTAAATTATCTCAGAAAAAATACGAAGAAAAGAAAAAATTTGACACTATGCGTAGTGATTTAGACTCTTTAAAACAAGATATGAATGAGATTAAAACTCTTCTTTTAAATTTTATGGATAAATGATTTATAAATATTCCAAGATAGATTCTAATTAGTTAAATAATGGCAGCATATATCAGTAACATAGTAATCGATGCTGGAGCTGATTTTGATCAAACTTTTAATTTAGAAAGTTCATCAAACGCACCACTAGATCTAAGTGGTTACACTGCAACTTCCAAATTAAAAAAGCACCCTGCCTCTTTAAATGACAAAGCAACATTTACGGTTTCATTTCCGAACCGTGCACAAGGAGTATTGAGAATATCTTTGGGATCTTCTATAACGTCTGCTTTAAAAGCAGGTAGATACAGTTATGATGTATTATTAAATGATGGTTCTTTAAAAACAAGAATTGTTAGTGGAAGTGCGATTGTTACTGCTGGAGTTACTACAGGTTAATCAACATGGCTGACATAAAAGTTAGAGTCGGATCAAGAAATGCCAATAAAGTTATATCTACCTTATCTGGTAGTGGTGGAACTCTAGGTGGGTTATCAGACGTAGACATATCTGGTGGTCTACAAGATGGAATGGTCTTGGTTTTTAATGCAGCAACGAGTAAATTTGAAGCAACTTTAGAATTAACACCAGGAGCAACACAAAATTTAAACATTAATGGGGGAAGTTTTTAAATGGCCAGCATAATACGAGTAAAAAGATCGACTGGCAATGCTGCTCCGTCAACTATAAACTACGGTGAACTTGCGGTCACGATTGCAAATGGAACACAGGGAAATAAGGGTGGGAGATTATTTGTTGGAGACAATACAAATCCAGATCCAGATCCGATAGTTATTGGTGGTAAGTATTACACTGATATGATGCAAAATACACCAGGTACAGTCGCTGGTGGTGCAAATGCTAATGCTGGTACGTTAGCTAATGGTTTCATACCAATTCTTGATAGAGAAAGTTCAGGACATCCAGGTGGAAGTGCTACAGGTTTTGGTGAAGTTAGTGGTGCTGTGGCAAATATGCCAAGAGTTAATCAATGGAACGTAGACAATCTAACACTAGATGGAAATACAATAGCCTCAAATAATGTAGATGGAGATATTAAATTCGTAACTAATGGTGCAGGTCAAGTTATTATTAATGATGACACTAAGTTAACATTTGGTACAAGTGAAGATGCAAGTATAGAGTATGATGAAAATGGAACTGATAAAGTTCAAGTCACTGGTGCAACATGGGTTTATAATACGCAAGTTGAAATGTTTGGTGGATTTAATGTTGATAACGTTGGAATTTCATCCAATGTTATAAGAACTAGATCTGGTGGTGGAAACACTTTATTCATTGATCCTTACCCAGATGGTTTAGATAGTGATGGAATGGTTATCATCAAAGGTAGTTTACAAGTAGATGGAACAACAACCACTGTTAACTCTACTAATGCAACTTTAAATGATCCAATAATGAATATTGGTGATGTATCCAGTAAAAGAACTGTTACCTCTACAGTTGGATCTGGTGTATCAGCAATTACTTTAGATTCTGTTGTTGGTATTAATACTGGTGACGTTATAACTGGTAGTAATTCATTACCAGGTGCTGGAACTACCACAATTAATTCTTACACCACACAACCAGGTGGAACTGGAATCGGAACAATTTTTATTGATGGCCAAACAACTGCTGGTATATTAACAACTACACAATTAACAATTACTCACGGATTTGATACAAATACTGATCGTGGTATTTCTTTTAATTACAATACTGGAACTGGAGTAGCAAATAACAAAACTGGATTTTTTGGTTATAATGATAGTACAGGTGAGAGTAGTAATGCACCTGAAAGATCTTTCACATATATTCCTGATGCAACCATCACTGGTAACGTTTTAAGTGGTACAAAAGGTTTCCTAGATATAAAAGGAATATACTTCCAAAGTGGAGATTATTCAACAGCTGGTAACGGAATCATCTATTTTGATACTACTGGTAAAATGGTTGGTGCTGCTGGTACAACTGCTGGCATATCCACCTCAAACTTTATACTCACAACGGATGCCAGTGGCATACCGAAGTGGACAACAACAATTGATGGAGGTCAATTCTAAACTATGAACAGTGAAGTTGATGTGAATATTTTGATTAATCATTACCATAAGAAATTATCAACATTAGTTAATCAAAATATATTATTAGAAGCAAAAATGGAATCCATGACAAAGGATTACATGGATCTGAAGCAAAAATTTGATGAATTACAGAGTCCTAAAAGAGGAATTAAAAAATGAGTAAGCCATCCACAAGGCAAGGATTAATAGACTACTGCTTAAGAAAATTAGGTTATCCTGTGCTGGAAATTAATGTGGATGATGATCAAATTGATGATTTAATTGATGATGCTATTCAATACTTTCAAGAACGTCATTTTGATGGTATTGAGAGAATGTTATTAAAACACAAAGTAACTAAAGAAAATAAAGAAACTCTAACAACTGGAGTTACTACCACTACTGCTAATTCTACAGTTGGTATAACCACTACCACATTTGAAGAGTCACAAAATTTTATACAGTTGCCTGATCATGTGCTAGGTGTAGAAAGAGTTCTTAAAATAGATAATAGCACTATATCAAGTGGTTTATTTAATATTAAGTATCAA